CTTCGATGTTGCGCAGCTACAAATTGATCGGGCGCAAACTGCGATTAAGAAGCATTTGTACAGCGAAATGCTAGGTGATCCTAACAGAACACCTGCGTCTGCTACAGAGGTTGCAGAGCGTATGGCTGATTTATCACGGCGCATTGGTTCTGCGTTTGGTCGATTGCAGATTGAACTGGTGCAGCCAGTATTACAGCGTGTTATTTATATCCTTAAGAAGCAGGGTCGCATCGAAGTTCCAACGATCAATGGCCGTGAGATTAAGGTTAAGTCTGTATCTCCTTTGGCACAGGCGCAAGCCAATCAAGATATATCAGCGGTGTCTCGTTTCTTAGAACTTGCGCAGTCTGCCTTCGGGCCAGAGGCTATGCAGATATTAATTAACTCTGAAATGACTGCTGCATACTTGGCTAAAAAGTTTGGCGTTCCTGATTCTTTGATAAGAGATGAAGATGAGCGTAAGGAAATAGTTGCATTAATGCAGCAAATGCAGCAAGGTCAGGAGCAAGCACCACAGCCAATGGAGTAATGCTTGAGCCAGAAGATTAATGTAGGCGTTGATGGTATCAATCGCCCACAAGATAAAGATCGTGAGATCAGTCAGAATATAGCAACACTGTTTGGTTCTACTACAGGACAGGCGGTGTTGCGGTATCTAAGGTCAATTACAATTGAAATGGTTCATGGCCCTAATGTGACGACAGAAGAACTGCGTCATATGGAGGGGCAGCGATATATTGTGGGATTGATCGAAAACAGAATGAATCATGCACATAAGGTGAAGAATGATGGAACAAGAAGTTGAGACAGTTGAGACAGTTGAGACAGGAGTTGTTGACAACCCTGACAACGGTGACAACCGCCCTGAATGGCTACCAGAAAAATTTAACTCGCCAGAAGATTTAAGCAAAGCTTATAACGCTTTATCCTCTAAGCTTGGCGAAAAAGAAGAAGATATACGCACTCGACTTATGGAAGAGTTGCAGCAACAGGCATCTGAAGGTGTGCCAGAAGAAGCAGGTGGTTATGAGCTACCTGATTTTATTGACGCTGAAGAAGCGGTTGGCAACGAAATGCTTCAAGAATGGGCAGATCATTGTCATAAGAATGGATATACACACGAAGAATTCCAAAAGGGAATTGAGATGTATATGAATGGCATGGGGCCAGAACCAGACTTAGAAGCAGAAGCGCAACGTCTTGGCGACAATGCAGAAGCTCGAATTGAAGCTGCGTCATTGTTTGCCAACAAGTTTTTCCCAGAAGAAGCGTTGCCAGCCATTGAGCGCATGTGTGAAAGTGCTGATGGTATTATTGCTTTGGAGGCCATTATGTCACAAATGCAAGACCCAAGTGTTTCAGATCAAACAAGTATTGCTTCTAATTTTGATGAAGTAGAGCTAAGAGAGATGATGAAAGACCCTCGGTATAGTAGTCATAATCAAAGAGATTCAAATTACGTTAAGATGATCGATGAAGGTTGGCAGAAGCTATATGCAGGAAGAACTTAAGATATTATCAAGAGGGGCGTTTTATATGACGCCCTTCTGCGATTATCACATACCAGAGTTCTTGAAAGTTATACATGGTGAAACAATCCGTGAACTATCAAACTTAGGTCATTTAAATGTTATTGAAGCTTTGCAAGAGATTGTAGAAACAAGCGAAGCTTACATTGTTAAAGATAACAACGGCACAATATTGCTGATATGCGGATTGGTTCATGACGATGAAACACCGCAGATGTTTGCTTTGTTTACAAAGAATCTTAAGAATAACTACAAAGCTTTAGTTCGTAGCTCTAAGGCATTGGTTTCTTTTTTTGACCAAATGCATCCCATGTTAACTATGACTATTTCTACACAATATAATGACATGTTACAGTGGGCAGCGTGGTTAGGCTTTGAGGCTGTAGGTATGTCACACTATGAAAATACGCACTATGTTGAATTTGTGCGTTGCAATTCTAGGAAAAATTATGTTTCACATGAAACATCACGGCCCGTAATGCACTGAGAAGCCCGAAAGGATACCTTCGTTGATGTGACTGAGCGGATAACCACGATGCTCGAAACAACAACTTAGGAACTGTAAAATGGCTAACACAATTGATGTTGCATTTATTAAGCAGTTTGAAACCGATGTGCATCTTGCTTATCAGCGCATGGGTTCTAAATTGCGAAACACAATTCGTTCTACGAATGTGACAGGCAACGTTGTACGCTTCCAGAAAATTGGAACAGGTACAGCTTCAACTAAATCACGCAACGGCAACGTAACTCCAATGGAACTGACACATACAAATGTGGAAGCAACAATGGAAGATTTCTATGCAGCGGAATACATTGATAAGTTTGATGAAATCAAAACTAACATCAATGAACGCCAAGCAATTGCGGAATCTGCGGCTGCTGCGTTGGGTCGTAAAACTGACGAGCTTATCACTACTGCAATGGATGCAGGTGCTAACTCTACACAGTTGCACGATACATCATCTGCTGTTGAAAAGGCAGATTTGCTATCAGCGTTTGAAACATTTGGTTCAGCGGATATTCCAGAAGATGGACAGCGTTACATCGCTATGTCACCTGCTGGTTTTGCTGACTTGTTTAATATTAACGAGTTTGCGTCTAGCGACTTTGTTGGGCCACAGAACCTACCGTTTGCTGGCGGCATGACAATGAAAGAATTCTTGGGCTTCAAGATTTTCTCAACGTCTGCTGTAGCTGGTGGTAAGAACTTCTGCTACCACATGCGCGCAGTTGGTATCGGCGTAAATGCTGATGTTTCAACAGAAGTAAACTACATTCCAGAAAAAGTATCACACCTTGCGACATCAATGATGTCTATGGGTTCTGTTGTTATTGACGACAACGGTGTGTACGAACTTCTGGACAACAACTAAGGAGTGTAGAGCATGGCTTATAGCGCAGCAAATCTAACTCGCTTGGGTGGTGGTTCTGGTGTCAATCTTTGGCACTACACAACTGCTGACACTATTGCGACAGTAAACACTGCTGGTTACTTCAATGATGCAATCGGAATGATTCGTTCATTGGATGTTATCATTGCAGTGACTTCTACTGGTGGCACACCTGTTGTTTCATTGGTTTACGCGAAAGATGTATCATCATCTGCAATCGACGTGACTGATGGCCTAACAGTAACGGCTACAGATACAGACTAATGATTGGGGGCTTCGGCCCCCTTTCCCACATTAAGGATTAGATATGGCAGTTTCCAGCACAGCAGCACAATCACCAGTAGATGTATGTAGTCGCGCTCTAATCCTAATTGGTGCTGATCCAATTACATCTTTTGATGATGGAAACAATGAAGCATTGATTGCTTCGAACATGTATGAAGATATTGCTCGCGCATCTTTAGTTAATGCTCGGTGGCGTTTTGCAACAAACCAAGCAATACTTAACAGACTAAGCGACTCACCAACAGGTCGCTATGATGCAGCATATCAATTACCTAGTGGTTGGTTGATGACCCATGCTGTTACTGTAAATGATTATCCAATAGAATATCAGACGTACGGTGATAAGATTTATTCAAATGCATCGTCAACAGATCAGCTAGTTTTAGATTATACCTATAGAGCAAACGAACAAGACTGGCCTTCATATTTTACAGTAGCAGTAGAATATGAGTTAGCGATTGTGTTTGCTATTGGCTTGGCGCGAGATCAAGGCTTAGCGCAGTTAATGCAGCAGCAAGCTACCCTTGCTATGACCAAAGCAAGAAACCTTGATGGTCAACAGCAGACAACTCGCAAGCTAACAACTAATCGGTTTATTGCAAATAGGCGTACATAATGCAGAAGGTTCGAGTCCCTTTAACTAACTTCCGATTTGGTGAAGTGAGTCCTTCATTGTATTCTCGGACTGACACTGCAATTTATAATCAGTCTGCCCAACGTGTAGAAAACTTCTTTCTTCGTTCTGAAGGTGGTGTTGTAAAACGTGCAGGTTTAGAAAACATTTATCAGTTTGATATAACTGTAGACACTTCAAAGAAGCAACAAAGTCGCTTGTTGCCATTTATATTTTCAGACGATGAACAGTATATAATTTCGCTAGAAAATCAAAAGATACGAATCTTTCAGATTAGTCCAAGCACTGGTGATGTTTCTCTGATTCAAACAATTACCCAAGATATTAATTCAAACACCTTGGTATTTGATGATGCTTACCTGCATGAATATACATACGCACAAGCTGGTGATGTTATGTTTATTGCGCATCAGACATTCTCTCCACAACAACTGGTAAGAACTGGACTGACATCATTTCAAGTTGAGTCTTTTCTTTTTGATCAGAACTCGGCTTCTACGGTTGTTTATCAGCCATACTTTGCGTTTCAATCAGCGGGTGTAACTCTTGATCCTTCTGCCTCTAGTGGAAGTGGCGTTACTCTTACAACAAGCTCGGCTTATTGGAATACTGGCACTGTACTAAATGAAGATATTGCTGATGGCTCTATGGTCACAAACAATTGGTACATTGTAAAAAGTGTAGGCACATCTGACTTTACTTCTGTTGGCGCACATTCAAATGCTGTTGGTCAAGTATTTAAGGCTACAGGTGTTGGAGACAACACAAAAACAGGAACTGTAGATAATATAGAAGAACCTCCGCAAATAGGTGTTACTGTTCGATACAACAAGAGCGAGATTGAAATTACAGATATTCAAAGCTCTACTGTAGCAACAGGTGATATTTTAGATGAGCTAAGGGTTACGCTTTTGCCTAACTCTATGAAGACAGATAATGGTTCAAACAAAGTTGAAGTAACTTTTGTAAATCATGGTTTGGCTGAAGGTGATGCTTTTACACTAGCTGTTGCAGATACAGTTGGCGGTATTTCTATTAACAACCTAAATGGCAGCAGAACTGTAACTAAGGTTATTGATAACGATACATTTACTTTTACAGCAGGTGGTAATGCCAACACTTCAGAATATGGCGGTGGTACACCTACGCTAACAACACATGCGCCTATAACTACATGGGATGAACAATCTTACTCATCGCTTCGTGGATATCCCGCAGCGGTTACATTCCACCAAAACAGACTGGTCTTTGCAGGGTCATTGGCTCAGCCTGATTCAATATGGTTCAGTAAGTCAGGACACTTTTACAACTTTGATTTAGGTACTGCATTAGCAGATCAAGCAATACATATTACAGCTTCTGTTGGTGAGATTCAGCAGATACGTCACTTGGTATCCAATCGTGACTTACAAGTCTTCTCTGCATCTGCGGAATTCTATGTGCCAGCATTCCAGAACCAACCTATTACACCTTTGACTGCTATTTTAAAAAGGCAGACTCCATTTGGTTGTGGCTTTGAAAGACCTCAATCTATTGATGGTGCAACACTGTTTATTCAAAAAGGTGGGGAGATTGTAAGGGAATACATTTTTAGCGATGCAGAAGCGTCTTACGTTTCTAATCCAATCTCTACAGTTTCATCGCATTTGATTAAGACACCATTAGAAATGAACACGCTTTACGGTGCATTGTCTCGTTCTGAGAGCTATGTGTTTATTCTAAACGATGATGGCACTCTTGCTGTATTTAACTCCAACAGGGCAGAGCAAAGAGCAGGTTGGGTAGAGTTTACCACCAATGGTAAGTTTCATTCTACAATAACAATTGATGATCGCGTCTTTGCTAACGCAGAATATGACTTAGGTGATGGCACTACAAAGATAGTCTTGTGTGAGTTTAACAATGATTTCAACACAGACATGGCTAAGACATACACAGGAACTGCTGGTGTCTTTGATGTATCGGCTGATTTCAATAATGGTGCTGAGTTACATGTAATCGATGGTAACAATTACATTGGTAAGTTTACTGTGTCTGGTGGCAACATAGATGTATCTTCCGTTGATGCAACACTAACAAGTGCCGAAATAGGCTATCAGTTCAATGTAGAACTAAAGACAAATCCAATCGACGCAAGTCTTGGCAACGGCCCGATAACTGGTACGCCTAGAGGTTTGGGTAGCGTTATTGTTGATCTTAATTCAACGCTTTCATGTAGTGTAAACGATACGAAACTTATCATTAGAAATGTAACTGATGATTTGTCTCTACAGCAAACAGCATTTACTGGTAAGAAAGAATTTAGGATGCTTGGATATAGTCGTGATCCACAGGTTACGATCACACAAACAGCACCACTTGATCTTCAAGTAAATGGTTTAATAGCGGAGTTAATATTCTAATGGGACTTCCTTTATTTCTTGCCGCAGTAGGAACAGCCGCTTCAATTAGCGGTCAGATGAAAGCTGGCAAAGCACAAGAAAAAGCCGCTAAACAACAAGCTAAACAAATGCAAATTGATCGTATGATTGGCGAAGCACAGGCCGATCAGCAAATGGCAATGCGTATGGAAAGTTATGAATACGCAATGTCTGAATCAAACGCTATGTTTCTTGGTGGTCAAGAAAGTGCGCAGCAAGCATTTGCAGAAGGGCAACGTAAAATCTTACTAAAAGATTTAGCTACTATGTCTTCTATGAAAAAACTTCAAAGCAGTCAGGCTGCAATAGCAAGTGCTGTAGAAATACAACGCGGAGCAAATGCTAGGAAAGCATCTTTCTATAGTGCGCTTGGTACAATGGGTAATGCTGCATTCCAATATGCTTCAATTAAAACTTAGGATTAGTTATGGCTATCATTAGACAAAAAAGAGAAGCATCACTTAGACGAATTGGTGTCATCAATGTCGATACTGGCGAGTCCCAAGTATATAAAAGCATGGCTGATGCAGGTGCGCAGATAGCAAACGCAGCACTTCCAGAGCTTCGACAGCAAGCAGAAGATCGCGGTGTAAATGCAGCTAAAGAAGTAAATCGTCAAAACCTAATTGAGTTTGATGATGAAGGAAATCCGAAGGCTCTTACTGTACCGCAGGGCTTTGGAACTATCGCAAGCAGAGCGTATCAAACTGTTGTTGAGCGTAGATTCAATGAATCTATGAAAGAAGAGATTGAACTTAAATCTCTTGAGTTTGCTAAGAAATACCCAAGCCCAACTGAATATGGTCAGAACATGGCGGCATACTTGGCTGCTATGGATAAAGCTGCTGGTGGTAGGTTCGCAGAGTATATATCAAATACTGGTCAACCTATTATGGTTGAAACCCAGAGTAAGCTTGAGATAGCTGCTGCCAAAGCTAGACTAAAACAGGCTAAAGCTACTGCAAACATGAATGTGTATAGAGCAATTGAAGCTTTTCAAAAGTTATCTGTTCTTGCTGTTACACCTGAATCTGTTGCTGAGCTAGATCTTTTAGAGCAAGATGTTAAATCTGCTATTGAAGAAAAGTTTGCATTAACACAAGACTTTGTTGCTTACAGTAAAGACTTGCAATCTCTTAAGAATAGTAAGGCGGCGACATCAGTTAATCTTTTAATCAATGAAGCCAAAAATCTATCAGGTTCGGATCGAATTAAGATTGAAGCTGCTATTGGTAACAGAGCATTTCTAAGTGATATTGAAGATTCTTCTATTAGGATTTTAATATCTCAAGTTCACAACTTGGCACCTTCTAAAATAAATGAGTTAAGCTCAGCATTTGGAACAGGCATAGATGCTCTTGAGAAAATTAAAGAGTCTATTGACGGAGAGTGGTTGCCAAACAATGAACCTCTTGTAGATGACTTTCAGGCTAAGTCATTTAAGAATGTTCAGGCTGCTATAGTTGCTGGTGATAGCGTATTTGCTGATGCCCCTGAAGCTGCAGAAGAAGAAGTTCGTGCAATAGTTTTAGATACTGTTTCTAAGACATTTAGAAATGATCTTCGTGATTTTGTTGGCTCTATTCCTACAGATAATCAAAAGCTTATCAGAAGTTTGGAAGCGGCTTTAACACAAGACAGTGTTACAGATAGCACTATAGATAATTTGCCTGAAAGCATTCGTGCTGATGTAAGAGCTTTAATAGAAAACCTAAGCTATGATGAGCGTCAGATTATATTAACAGAAGCGATAGCTAACTTAGATAATGATGCGGCAATAGCAAAATTAGAATTTGATGCCGAACAAGAAACGCTGAATGCAGAAAAATCAGCAAATACTTTAGCAGCAGACTTAGAGTTTTCTACAGTAAATAGCAGAATCACAGAAGCAATTAGCTCTGGTAATACTGATTTAGCTAGTAAGTTATTTGCTGAATTTGTTAGCAGTGAATTTGTAGATAATCTAAGCCAAGCAGAACAAAAGAACTTAGCTAAGTTACGAGGTTCTATTTTTCCTAAGATAAACAAAGCTGATCTCAAAAAGGCTCAGACTGAAGATGCGCAAAAATTTGTTAACCTAATTGATGATTTACGCAACTCTGATAATCTTGGTCGTGCATCAATTTTGCGAGACAAGATTAAGGCTAAAGCAAAGGCAAATGTTTTAGGCCATAGTGCTGATACTATTAACAGTTGGTTGTCACAGGCTGACAGTCTTCATTCTAAGTTTGTTGGCGATGATGAGGCTAAGAGAGCACTTGTTGATAAACAAGATGCTATTAATCTTGCTGAAGATTTCCAAGACAGAGCAGACAATCGTGAGGTTCTTACATCTGAAGATTTAGCAAATGTAAAAAAACAGATTAAAGCTAAAATCAAAGATGAAGCTGCATATCGAAAACTTGAAAGCCAAGTAGAAACTTCATATGCGGTATCTCAAGTCTCGAATATTTATAGGCAGCTTGACGAACTAACAAACGGCAACGGCATTGAGCCTTCTGTTTTTGAAAACATCATTGCATTAGAGCAAGATGAAATAGACAAACTGCCAGAGGGTTCTACTGTAAGAACAATTGCTCAAGCAATACTTGATGCAAAGAAACCTTTTGATGCTAAGTCTGAAGTTAGAACGCAGATTAATGAAATTCGTAGACGTAATGAATCATTGTACAAAAGCTACAATGAAAAATCAGAATTAGAAGAACGTAAAGATCGCGTTCTGGTTCAAGGAAATCAAGCATCTAAAGAAGATTTAGCGGCTTATGAAAATGACATATATACCAAGCTTGCAGGTATTAAGCCAGATCAACCAATTGACTATGAGTCACTTGTTCTAAGAAACCAAAATGGTGAGCTAACACCAATTGGTCAGCAGATTATAGATGATTTGGGCAGAGGAATTATTCTTCCACAGCTTGCTACATATTTAAATAAAGTTGGCAGCATGGGTGTGACAACAAGCACAAATGCTTTTGCAATATTTAAAATGGGTAGCGGTGCAGCTAGATACGGTGATCAGCTAAGTATTTGGAATATGGATGGTAAGGTTAAGATTGACGCTAAACCTCTTGCTAGGTTTGGCGCGGCTATTCTTATGTATGAAGCAGGTCTTGCTGCATCTCCAGAAGAAGCTTTGCCAAAGATTGTATCTAATGCACAGGAATCTGGCGGGGACATTCTTAAGAACATTGAATCTGCTATTGATAAAAAAATAGATGCTTGGATCAATGACACATATTCTGGCGCAGACTTAATCACTAGAAACAGGCTCAAAGAAGCTGCGCTTGCATTTGGCTATGATGTCACATCTTCTAATGACTTGAAGGATGCACTTGATAAGTGGGTCGAAGTTACCTTTGGCACTGATGACATGGTTATAGGTAACAGAATAAGTGAAGATAAAGTTGTTGGTGCTAGAACAAAGTATCTAACAGCCAATGAAATGTCAGCAATGGATAATGCTGCATATGAGTTGATGTATCGATCAATGTCAGAAGAAGATCGGCTTCGTTTATTTAGAAGCAGAACTAATCTTGAAATGGTTCAAGGATTATTTGCTGCTGAAATTGCAGGTCAAAAATTAGTTCCTTTGTTTGAAATAAAATTAAAGGAATCAACAGCAGCTAAAGGCATTTACTACATACATGCTAAAACTGATATAGGTACAACTCAACAGTATGATGGCGGCATTCCTCTTTCCCTTGATGCTTTTGAATTCAAAGAAAAAGAAAACGCTCATACATATACTGAGGTTTACAGAACATTTTATAGATCAGCACTGCAAGCTGATCCTAATGGGGCAAGGTACGGCAACACAGGTTATGTAAAAGCGTTTGGTGAAATGCTTGGATTAATTGAGCCAGAGGTAACTTATGGCCCATCACAAGCAACCATAGATGCAGAGCGAGCTTTGGTTTTTGCCAGATTCCCAGAAAGAATTAATGAAAACCGTGCAGAGTTTGATCGATTGGTTCAAGTGGGAGCCATTCTTCCAGAGCATGTCGATGAATTCTTGGAGTATGTAAATGACTGATCCAATCTTACAGACCCCACCTCTTGAGCCGTTTCCAAGAAAAACGCCAGAGATTGTAAGGAACGCACCTACATACACAGAAACCTTTGCTGCCCAACTTCAGGAATATTTTGCTGCGCCTGTAAGTAGCACACTGGCAGAAGCCAGGGGATTACCAGAGCGTGATATTGGATTTAACATTACGCAGTATTTATCTGACCGTGGCATTGACCCTCTTAGTCCGGAGGGTAGACGTATATCTATGTATGGTTTGAACGAAAGTTCAGCCGAACGCATGTACCAATTGCACCTGCAAAGTGTTCGTAATCAAGAGATTATTGAAAAAGCAGGGTTTGCAAAATCATTGGCTGCTGATCCCATTTTCTTAGCAGAGGTAGCGTTTACTGGTGGTGTACTGGCTACAGCGCGTAAGGGTGGTAGGGAGTTCTTAGAGCAAAGTTTAAAAAGCTCACTACGCGCAAGACAAGCAGAATCATTAGCAGCTAAGGGTTTTAGAATTGCTAATGCGGAAGCGGCCTTCTTTGAGGGCACATCTAATGTTCTTAGGTTAGCCAATGATCTTGAGGGGCAGACAGAAGCAGATCAGGCAATACTGTCTGCGACTATTAATCAGCTAACAGCTCAAGGTATTGCAAGCACTTTGGGTTATGGGATTGGTCGTGTAGCTGATCGCAAGCTTAAATCGCCACAGTTGGAATCTGTAGCTACATCATACAATACATCAGTAAATAACTTGCGTGAACTGGCAGAGGGCATTGATGCAAAGCCAAAGAAACCACGCGAAGTTGTTATGGCTAATGCTTTACCAGAAGTAAACGACGAAGACTTGTTGCTTACTGGTGAGTGGTTTACCAATTCAATCTTTTATCGTGCGCTTCCTACGCCTGTTAAGGCAGTCATGGGTGTAAGCAGCAAGGCTACAAAGGATGTGAAGCTACGCTTTATGCGCTTGGTTAATGATGCTGGCGTTATGTTTAAGCTCAATCAGATTAACAAGTCATTTGGTAAATCTGTGCATCAAGAAGCTGGTGAACTATCTGGACGCTGGGGTTCAGTTTACAATGAGATTCACGAAATCTGGGGTGAGGTATCTCCAAGCGGTAACTACAATGTTGCCGACATGCAGATTAGTGACACGATTGAACACATTAAAAAGATCAGAGGTAAGGAAAGTCTTACCTTTGAAGACTTTGGTCGGCATGTAACTGATCTGTATATCAATAACAAAACACCACAGACTGATGCAGAAAGCCGTGCAGTAGAAGTATTGCGATCCTACTTTGACGAGTGGGATAAGATGCTTAATGACGTTGGATTGCTTGGCGGTACAGGAACTTTGGTGCGCAGACAGGGCAATATCCAAGATCGCATTGGCTCTATGGAGAATGTCTTTGATGATATTATTACATCAAATCGTAACTTCTTAGAAGATGAGATTGCTAGACTTTACGGTGTAATTGATAGAATGAATCAAACGCAAAAAACGCGTGGGTTGACTGATGTACAAATTGCAAGACGTGAACAGCTTATATCTGATCAACAAAAGTTAGCGACTGCCCTTCAGCGCAATGCTGCTGTTAATAATATTAGTGACGCTATTCGTATGATCGATGATTTAGCAATTACACCAAAACAAAAAAGCGCAATTCAAAAACTAGATGCACACATTACAGAGATGAAAGATCGTTTGGATAATGTGAATGCATACCTTGATGGCACTGCAGTACAGAAAGGTTTGCGTGAAAACTTTTTCCCTAGATATTTTGATCGTCGCAAGATTGCAGCTAACCGCGAAAGCTTTGAGCAAATCCTAACAGATCATTACATGGAGCAGCCGTTTGTCTGGGGTTGGGATGAAAAGACAAAGCGGTATGTGCGCACTATGCTTGATAATGATCGTGCATCAGCACAGCGTCGAGCAGCAAGAACAACGGATGAAATACTAGAGCTTGTTGACGATGATGGTATGGAGGGACTTGCTTACTTTGGTGCGGGTCGTTCTAAGCATTTGCTTCACAGAGCATTGGATATACCAAACGGCAAAGTGCAAGACTTTATGGTAACTGATCTAAAGCAAGTACTTGTTGCGTATAATGAAAAGATAGCACCGAAGTATGCTTTTGCTCGTCAGTTCCGTACAGAGAATGGTGGGCCAGCAACCATCGATGATGTGATTGCACAAAACACCAGAGACATGCAAAAAGCTGGTGTATCTCAAGCAGAAATCAATCGCATTAATAAAGAATTTATTGGTTCATATGACCGCATCGTTGGTCGCGTATTGACCAAGCCTGATAGTGTAACAAGCCGTATAGCACAGTGGCTACAGACTGCTGCACAATGGACTTATCTTGGCGGTGCAGGTGTTGCTGCGGTAGCTGACTTTTCTAACATCTTTATGGATCATGAAATGAAAACCATAGCAAAGGGTTTAGCTGCACTGGCAGATGATAACTCTATAACTATGGCAAAGAAAGAACTTCAAAAAGCTGGTGATGGCATGGAAGTTATTTCTGGCACATATCAGATGAAGTTTATGGAAAGTCTAAGCAGTGATCCATTCCGCAGTGGCTTAACTGATAAGATCAATACTGGATTCTACAAGTTTAACTTGCTGTCTCAAATGACCACTATAGCTAAAACTATGGATGGTATGTTTAGAACGCACACAATTATTGAGGCTGCGGAAGCAGTTGGCAATGGGGGCGGTACTAAGTTTCAAAAAGAATTTCTTGCGCGGTATAACATCGATCAAGCAATGGCAAAGCGCATTGCTGAACAACCATTTGAGAAAACAAAGAACAACTTTATTCTAGGCAACACTGACGCTTGGACTGACGAGGGTGCGTTGTCTGCGTTTAGGTCTGCTCTAAGAACTGGCGTTATGAATAGAATTATTATGGGTACACCTGCTGACAAGCCACTGGCTATGTCTGGTAAAACCTATCTTCCTATGCATATCGCAAGCACATTGGGCATGAAAGAAAGCAAACGTGTTAAAGGTTATGCTGAGATCGAACATCCAATGCTTGCGCTGCCGTTTACATTCTACACCTACACTGTTGGTGCATTAAACAAAGTAACAACTAACTATGCACAGGGCGCGGTTCGCAATCCAGCAATACACTTTGCAGTGGCTATGTTCCTTGGATACAGCATTGTTAAGTTCCGCACACCAGAGTTTGCTTGGAACGAAATGGACATAGAAGATAAAATCCTACGCGCATTTGACTTCTCTGGTTTGGCTGCGCTTTACAGTGATATGTTCTATAGATCACTAGAAATGGGTATGGCGTTTGACATTGAGAATCCATTGCCATTCCAACCTAAGTTTACAGAAGACCCAGATGCCGTAGGTGGAGTTATTTCTATCTTTGGCGCACCTGCTGATTATGCGTATGGATTTGTTAAAAGCGGCAGAGAGTTTGCGCGTGGTGAATATGGTGACGGAACAGAAACCTTTGTTCGTCAAATACCACTAGTGTGGAACATGTTTATCAAAGAACAAATGAATGGAATTAAGAATGCGTTGGGTGACTTCGCTAGAACCTTTGAGTAATTGTGCGTTGTTTGGTGTATCTTTCTTAGCTATGCCAATAAAAAAAGAGGTAAGCTATGACTATTAACCTTTCAGATAATGATCCACGCGTATCGTATAATGTTGCGCAAGGCGTTACGCAGTCGTCGTTTACTGTGTCTTTTGAGTTCTTTGATGATGATGATCTTAACGTTTACGTTGACGGAACGCTCAAAACATTAACAACAGATTACACTGTAAGCGGTGGCGATGGATCAACAGGTACAGTAACAATATCTGTTACAGGAGCTACAGGTGGGTCTACAGTCGTTATTACGCGTGACATTGATCTAGAGCGAACAACTGACTTCCCATCATCAGGGCCGTTTAATATTGGCTCTTTGAATACAGAACTAGATCGTATGGTTGCTATTGCCGCAGACCTTAATGATCGCGCTGCTCGTTCTTTGCAGCTTACAGACTATGATGTTGCTGCTGGTCTAACGCTTCCAGAGCTTAATGATCGTAAAGGCACTGTGCTTGCGTTTAACTCTAGCACTGGTGCTGTTGAGGCTGGCCCAACAACCTCAAATGTAAATGCTCTTGCTGACGTTACAGATGATATTGCCACATTGGCTGACATTGAGGATGGCACAGATGCTACTGATGCTATTCAAACTGTGGCGGGAATCTCTGGCAATGTAACTACCGTTGCGGGAATCTCTAGTAATGTAACTACTGTTGCAGGAATTACAGCAAACATTGCAACAGTTGCTGGTGATTCTGCTGACATTGTGACTGTTGCAGGTGATAGTGCTGATATTCAAGCATTGGCTGATTTAACGACTGAGATTGGTTTGCTTGCTGCTTCTGATGTTATCTCTGATATGAACACCTTGGCTACATCAGCCATTGTTACTGATATGGATGCATTAGCAAACCTTACTACAGAGCTTGATGCCCTTGGTGACATTACTGCTAACATTACAACGGTAGCTGGCATTAGCTCCAATGTCACAACTGTTGCTGGTGACAGCGCAGACATTGGAACCCTTGCAGGTATATCATCTAATATTTCAACAGTAGCTGGGATTAGCTCTAACGTTACAACAGTAGCAACAAATGATGCCAACATTACAACGGTTGCAACAAACATTAGTGGCGTAAACAGTTTTGCGGAACGCTATCGTGTAAGTGCTGCTGATCCCACTACAAGTTTAGATGCTGGTGATTTAGCATTTGTTACAGATGATAGTTCGCTAAAGTATTATGATGGCACATCATGGAGCACTATTGGCGCAAGTATTGCAAATGTTGTTGAGGATACAACACCACAGCTTGGTGGTGACTTAGATACAAATGGCAATGAGATTAGCTTTGCTGATGGGTCGTCTTCTACAAATCGCTTGAAGTTTGGTAATAGTGATGATCTTCAGATATATCACGATGCAACCGATAGTATCATTTACGGTGGCTTTGACTTAAAGCTTTATGCTCAAGATGATCTAAGTATTTATCACGGTAGCCCAAGCTCTGGTGAGCTAATGATTAGCTGCTTAAATGACTCTACTGTTAGGCTATATCACAATGGTGTAAATAAAATAGAAACAGCTACAGATGGCGTTAACATACAGGGCTATGCAACGACAACTCTAGGCATTCGTCATTTAAATGACACTAACAATTCTATGCTGTTTGGTACTGATCAGCAGAGCTATTACACAGATGGCGATTTACGTTTTAGGATTAAATCTGATGGTGTTTGTGAATTCCACAATGGCACCAGTGATGAGGTTACAAGTATTACATCAAGCTCTGGGGCTGCAACGTTTGATTTGCATGATGGGAACGTGTTTGAGCATGACCTTACAGAAGATGTAACTTACACATTTAGCAATCCAGCAGCATCGGGTCGTGCATCTTGCTTTGTTATAAAGGTTATTCAAGGCTCAACTGCAAGAGATATAACTTGGCCTTCTAGTGTAGATTGGAATGCAGCAACTGCACCAACACTTAGCACAACAAATGATGCAGTAGATGTCTTTGGATTTATGACAATAGACGGAGGAACAACGTATTATGGGTTCGTCCTCGGTCAGGCTATGGGGTAATAAATGTCAGCTACTAAATTAGTTGTTCAAGGTGCTGCTGGAGTTGCTGGTGGTGGCGGTGTAAGTGAACCAACGTTTGTTAGCTTTGGAGATGAAGGTACTGACGTTGATATTGGCCTTACAGTGCGCTCTCTAAAATTAGATAGCAGTGATAATATCTATTTTGTTGGTTCGGGCGGCTATGTTGTTAAATATGACAAAGACCTTGCTTTACAATGGAGCAAGGTTCTTAGCGATGGGGCTACTATTGCCTTTTATGATGTTGAAGCTGGCGATGATGGAAGAATTTATGCTGTAGGTCAAACAAGTCAAAATAGTCTTGGCAGCACTGACAGCTTATGCTTGCAACTTAGTAGCTCTGGAACAGTAGAACATCATTGCCAATTTGGTGGTACATCTACAGATAATGCTTGGGGATGTGCGCTTGATAGCTCTGGAATATTGTATTCTGTTGGTGAGCGGAATAATGATTTTCTTTATGTTAAGCACAAAAATGAAGAAGCTACACCTAGTGTAGATGTTTTGTCTTCTGCTGTTTTAGATGGCGTTAGTACAACTGAAGCAAAAGACATTATTATTGACTCAAATGATAATGTTTATATTTCAGGCAGAACTCTTAATTTAACGCAAGGCGTTGGAGGTTGGGATGTTCTTATTGCTAAAATGACAACTGATCCAACCGCTAGTTCTGTTTGGGTAAAAGCTGTAGGTACAACAAGCACTGAGTCTATAAGTCAAACTCAATTAACCGCAGTAGACTCATCAGGCAATGTATTTATTAATCAGCAAACTAACGATTGTTTCTTCATAGTGAAGTTAAATTCATCTGGCAGTAAGCAGTGGAGTAAAACATTTGAAGTTACCTCATCCGTTTCAACTGCTGATGATCTTATAACTACAGGCTGTGAAGTGGACAGTGAAGGAAATGTTTACGCTTCTTATGTAACAACTCAAGCCTATCGTCCTAGAGCTTGGGGCTTGCTAAAGCTTGACACAGATGGAAATGTTATTTGGGGCCGTAGAATTGCTATGCTGTGGGATAGCGATATGTACGGAAGATTTAAGATAGACTCAAATGACGATATTGTTGTATTGGCTAGAACAGGAGCATCCAAGGTAACTTTAGGAAAGCTTCCAAAAGATGGCTCTGGTCAGGGTATTTATGAGCATTTTACTTATTATGATTACACACCTACTTTGATAACAAAAACTATTAGTGTAAACAATGTAACGTCACACGACTTTGCCAGCCAAACAATAAGTCAAAAGAATAATACAAATACGTTAGGTAGCTATCCACAAACTAGAACTCATGCTACTTCTACCGATACTAAGCTTGATTTAAGTTATAGCGGGATAAGCCTTGTTTCATCTGCTACACAGCGGTGGTCTGGAACAAGCAACAATAGAGTTTTAGATATTAAAAGCTTGGGTGCAATACAGGATGATCTTGTAATTGGCTTCTATGCTATTGGGCAAGTAACTACGAACGGAAGTGTAAGTGGCAGTTGGACTCAAGATTTTGTGCAAGCTAATAGCAGCACTGGTGATGTTACATTAAGATACTTCTATAAAAAAATGACTAGCGCACCAGATGGCACAATAACATTTAACAGTGGCACAGGTAGTACGGCTGCGGGTGGTGCAGTTCAGGTCTATGTTTTAAGAGGCGTTGACACAACAACACCCTTTGATGTGTCGGCTGTGAGTGCGACAAAAACAAATGGTCACACAATACAGCCAGCTTCTATAACACCAACCACATCAGGGTCTTTAATATTGGTAGGCGCAGGGTTTGGACATAATGATGGTTTAGCAGTTAGCTTTGATTGTGATAACTTAGATAGCTTTACATGTGATACTACTGGACTTGATACATATGAAGCCTCTTTGTGCACTGGTTTTAAAGCGTGGTCTAGTGGCGCGTTTCAACCATCAACAATAGACGTGCGACATACAAGTAGCACTACTGACGCGTCTGCGACTTGGACGCTGGCTCTAAGGCCAGCATCATAGGAGAAATACAATGGCTTATGTAAAAGCAAATGGAACAAACATAGTTGAATATCCTTATAGCTTTCAAAAGCTAAAAGAAGATAATCCTAATACAAGCTACCCTCGTAGCATTGATGATGCATGGCTAGAAACTAAAGGCATATACAGAGTGACTGTTGACGCGCAGCCAAGCTTTGATCGTCGTACTGAAATGGTAACTCAGAACTCTACGCCAACACACAATGGCACAAACTGGGTTCTTGGTTGGACAAAAGCGAATAAAAGCGCGGACGATATTACCGCTTATGACAATGATCTTGCCGATGTAAATCGTGGCAAGCGCAATGTTTTATTGGCAGACACAGATTACTATGGATTATCTGATGTAACAATGAGCGCGGCTATGACAACTTATCGTCAAGCACTGCGCGATCTACCAACACATGCAAATTGGCCTAACTTGGGTGATGATGATTGGCCAACAAAACCATAGGGTAAGACATGGATAAGCGTACAGTACATTCAGCACATCAACGTATTGACAAGATTGAGTCAGAACTAAAGCCATTGCAGCGCAGTGTTCAGCGGATTGAAAATATTTTAATCGGTTCGGCTGGCGCAACTATTATGCTATTGGTGTCTGTTCTGTTCCGAATGGGATGATAACATGGCTATACTTGAGAGCATTGCCGCTGCGAATGCCGCTTATTCGGTTATCCGTCAAGCTCTTGGGAATGGCAAGGAAACTGCGGGGCTTATTGGCGCGGTCGGTAAGTTTCTTTCTGCAGAAGAAGATATAAAAGAAGCAATTAACAAGAAGAAGTCTAGTCCGATCACAATGATTACGGGTAGCTCTGAGGGTGATTGGGAAGAGTTTCAGCACTTAGAAAAGTTACGCCAGAAACGTGCAGAGTTGGAAAGCTACTGCCGTTTGTATGCGCCCCCTGGCACATGGGATCGTTGGCAGCAATGGCAAGCTGAAGCTAGGAAACAACGACAGGCAGCTAAAAAAGCTGCTGAGAAAGCCAGAGAGGAACGCATGGAAACGATAGCCACATTTGCAGGGGTTGGTATAGCTGTAATATTTTTAGTTTTCTGTATCTATTATTTGGGGGTCTACCTTGAAAAGTGGTAAAGTACACAGTTTTGGACAAAAACGGAAAAGTGGTTATAATCACGTCGAACAAAAGGATTGCAGAACATTATGCCAGCAACAGTGATTGATGAATACAAAGTATTCCCACGGCTGATGATGCTAGTGGTTACTATTTTAACTTACCAAAGCGTACACTGGTACATGTCTTTGCCTGATCCTACGAATGGACAGGCTGGTTTAGTTTCAGTTTGCATGGGCGCACTGACAGGTTGCTTTGGAATCTGGATGAACAAAGAAGCTAAGACGGATCGTGTCTCATGATTGGACAGATTGTATCAGCAATTGGTGGACTTGCTACGTCATACATTGATGGCAAGACAGCGATTCAAAAAGCAAACGCAGAAATCAAACTCAAGCAAGCCACTGGTGAGATTAACTGGGAGCAGTCAGCCATCGAGGCCAGCAAGGAAAGCTGGAAGGATGAGTTATGGACTATCGTCTTTGTTTTAATTCTCGTTGCCAACTTCATACCCTCTATGCAGGATGTAATGGGACAAGGATTTGCTAATCTGGGGACAACACCATTATGGGTACAATGGGGGATGTACGCTTCAATAGCGGCCTCGTTTGGAATCCGAACGATGCGGGGGTTAAAGAAATGAGTAA